GCGACCGAAGGTAAAGTGCAAATCCAGATCAACACGCAGCGCGGCGTCGATTTGCGGTTCCCGACCAAAGACCTCACGCTCACGATCGACCGCTTCGCCGAGCGCTATCTGAAGCATCCCATGATCGCGCTGGCGAACCAGGTCGATCTCGATGTTTTGTCGCTTTACAAATATGTGTGGAACTGGGTCGGTACCCCCGGCCAGACACTTTCGGGTTATAAATCCTTCATCAAGGGCCCGCAGCGGCTCGATGAGATGGCTGTGCCCGCGCCGCGTGCTTCCTGCCTGTCGCCCGCCGATTTCTACGGCATGGCATCGAGCTTCACCGGCCTCTACGTGCCGGACGTTGCGAGGACTGCGTTGGAGAAGTCCAAACTTCCGATGGTTGGCAACACCGACTGCTACTCGTCGCAGAACGTTATCAACTATACGGTCGGCTCTTATGCCGGAACACCTGTTATTTCTGCTACCGCGTCTGCAAACGGTGTCACGAACACGGGTGTAACAACCTATCTCGCGTCGTTGAACACCAACCAAACCGCCATCCTCGTCGATGGCCTGACTGCTGGTGCTACGTTGAATGAGGGCGACGTTTTCACCATTGCCGGTGTTTACGCCGTCAATCCCGTCACAAAGCAGGTTCTGCCCTATTTGCAGCAGTTCGTCGTAAGCGCTCCCGTCACCGCAACCGGCGCGGCGGACGCGATCGCCATCGCGCCGGCCATCATCGTTTCCGGTCAGTATGCGACCGTGAGCGCGGCGCCTGCGCAAAACGCGGCGCTAACCTTTATGGGCACCGCGGGGGCGTCCTATCCCCAGAACCTCGTTTTCCACGAGAACGCATTCGCACTTTGCATGGTGCCGATGGAATTGCCCGAGGGCGCAATCAAGAAAGCGCGGCAGAGCTATAAGGGCCTCTCGATCCGGGTGATCTGCGACTACGACATTATCAACGACATCAATATGTGGCGCCTCGATATCCTCTACGGCGTGAAGCCGATTTATCCAGACCTCGCCACCCGCCTCTCAGGCGCGTCGAGCTAATGCCTTCGCCATCCCGGATATCGCTTGCGGTAACTCTGGGATGGCACTCCGCCTGGCTTCTTCCCTCGATTCAGGAGTAAAACCCATGCCCGTAAAGCAGCTTTCTGACGGCAATCCCGATGGCACCGTGCTCGGCCAAAGCCCGAACGATTACATCTCGCTCTACAATGTGCCACCCGTCCCGCAGCGTTCTGGCTCCGCACAGGCTGCCGTGCCAACGACCGCGCCGACGAATACAACTCCTTTCGGCTTCGATCAGGCCCAGGCCACCGCGATTATCACGCTTTTAAATGAGATCAGGGCGACGCTCGTGGCCGTTGGTATCATGAAAGGTCAGTGATGACTGGCGATACACGCCTTTGGATGTACCGGAACGGCGAGGCGTGCCTTTTCGAGCATCCCGATCATGTGCCAGCCGATCAGGGCTGGCAACGATTTCCAGCGCCCGCCAGCGATAGCGAGCCGCTTCCCGAAACGCCGCGTGTGACCTTGCCGGAGCCTGGCCCGGATCAAGAGCTGACCGGCCAGGAGAAGCTCGACCGCATGTCACGGCAGCGCCTCATGCAGGTTGCCGCCGATTGCGGCATCCGCTTCGGTTCCGGCTGGACCAAGGCCCAGCTCAAACATGCGATCATTGAGGTCCTGAATGACAACGGCCCGTGACATCGTTGCCGGCGCCTACCGCCGGCTCGGCCTTCTGCCTCTCGGCTCGGACCTCGATCCGGCCCGGGCGGAGGCCGGCCTTGCCATGTATAACGACATGCTGAACGCCTGGGCTGCAGACGGTATCTTTCCCGGCGGCCCCAACCCGCCCGTCGCGAAAACCGATGGCATCTTTTTCAGCGACGATTTTATCAATGGCGACGTTACGGACTGCTCGGGAGCCTATCCGCCTTACGGTCCGAGCGATGCCTCGAAGCCGCCAAAGCCTGAACCGCTATCATACGGCTTGAACGATCCGTTCCCTCTGCTTGCTCAATTTGCGGAGGGGACGAAGGCGATCCTCGCGGTGGAGCTTGCATCGGCCAGCGGGATCGAGGCGCAGCCCTCGACGCAAAAGCGCGCGCAGAAAGCCTACACGGCCCTGCTCGCCTATTACGTCATCGCGCCTCAGGCGAGCCTGGATATGGGCTTGAGTTGGATGCCGAGCCTGCGCCGCTATGGGTTCCGATAGCGCAGATTGCAAAAACGCTGCGTTACGGTTAATTGCGAAGTGCAGCAAATGCGAAGAGCTGCGCTTCGGGACGCCAAAATTGCCCGCTTATCGGCAAGCCTCCTCGGCCTTCCTTAGCGCCGAGGCGAAGCCATTCAGGGAGTACCGGTCGATTGTATAGGTGCCGGTCGTGGCGATTGCCTTAACAACCAACATGGCCTGAGCGAAGGCATTGTGTGCGCCGTCGCCATCCAATGCCACATGGCCGTCGACGGGTGCAAGGCCCAGTCCGAGTGAGCGCGTTCCGCCACGGGCTCTACCTGTCTTGGCGAGAAAGGGATTGTTCCGGCAGGCGTCGAGAATGACGATGCGAAGCGAATAAGCTGGCCGCACCCGTTGGACACGGTCGAGCGGCACCGCCTCGCCGGCAACATCGCTCACCTTGACAAGTGTGGCGTCAACGGGAACGAGCCAGTTCTTGCCGCCCATTTCCATGCCGCCGGGAATAGTAGACCAATCCGCACCAATGGCTTTGTCTTCGAATCCAGCCAGAGCTTTGCGCATCTCGCCAACACCAAGACCATTGGCGCGAGTTAAGTCGAAGCCGAGGCGGGCGAGCGCGTCCGCGATGGCACCCGCATCCTTCGCCGGATTTGGAAGCCTGGCCACATTTGCATAGTTCGAATTGCCGATTACGAGCGCAACGCGGCGTTCGCCAAGGGCGGCGCGCGCCACTACCAAAACCAAGAATGCAGCCAAGAAAAACCAGGCCACCCTCCGCACTATGTTCGCCCTCAGCGCAGGCTCAATTATCCAATTCCTGCACTTTGCCTCGGTAAAGCTGCCGAGGCAGGCGCGGCACCGATTTTCGAAGAGGATTTCACCTATGGTCGCAGTCGATTTCGGGCATACGTCGAACCCCGACAAAAGCGGGTTCGGATCGAACCAGCGCCTGCTGAACGGCTACCCGGAAGCGCTGGGCCAGGCAGCAAAGTCGCCGCTCCCTATCTACGCGGTGCCGGGGACGTCGCGCTTCGATACCGGTACGACCGGGCTTAACGGGCCGTGCCGCGGGATGCTCTATGTATTCGGCAAGGGACTTTATGTCGTCGGCGGCACAGCGGCGGCGCTGTTCGACGATCAGGGCAATGCCACACCCGTTTCGGGAACGATCGCCGGCACATCCATGGTCATCATGGCGGGCAATCAGCGGCCCACCCCCCAAATCGGCATCGTTGCTGATAACGACTATTACGTCCTCAATACGGGCACGAACATCATCTCTCAACCCAAACTTTCGAGTCTGCCCCCTCCAAATAGTGTGACATTTCTCGATGGCTATCTCGTTTTTTCCATCCCCGATGGGCGCATTTTTCAGACGAATCTGAACGACGCGCTTACTGTCAATGCGCTTGCCTATGCCACCGCTTCTAGCCGCTCCGATGGACTTCGAAGAATTATTACGCATCGCGGCGCGCTGATCGCGTTGGGCGAATCGAGCCTGGAAATCTGGGAGGACGTGGGCACCACGCCCTTTGCGTTCGCCCCCATACGGGCTGACATCGACATTGGTTGCATCGCCGAGCAGACGGTCGTGATCGTCGCTGGCGCGCTTATGTGGGTGGATCAAAACGGCGTGGTGCGTCAGCTCACAGCTTCCGAGCCGGTCCGCATCTCGACGCATGCACTGGAGCGTGCAATTTCCAATCTAACATGGGACGAGCGCCGCGCGCTTCGCGCTATCTATACGCACTTCAACGGCCACGATTTCTACGCCGTGACAAGCCCCTATTGGACATGGGAATTCGACCTTGCCACTGGACTCTGGCACGAGCGGGCAAGCGGCGGACTGTCCAATTGGTTCGCACAAGGTTTTGCATCGTTCGACGGCCTCGTAATCATTGGATCAAGCCAGGACGGCAGACTTCATGTGCTCGACGACACGTCGCAAACAGAGAGCGGCAATCCCTATCTTTTTCTGACACAATCGGGGCCGGTGCATGCGTTTCCAAAGGGCTTGATCGTGGACCAGCTCGATGTCGACATCATACCGGGTGTGGGAATAACGGGCGCCAATGTTGACGCGGCAAGTCCCAAATTGATGCTCGATTGGTCGGACGATGGCGGCCACACTTGGACCGGCGGTCGCACCGCTTCCCTCGGACGCGTGGGTGAGCGCCTCGCCGTTGCGAGCTTCCATCAGCTAGGCTCCACGCAAAGGGCTGGGCGCACCTTTCGTCTTTCATCCTCATCGCCGGTCATGCGCGGCATCCTTAATGCCAACGCACGTGTAAGGCAGATCCTCGCATGACCGGGCAAGCCAATCTTTTCAGCCGCTTCGGTTTTCAGGTAGGCCCGGATGGCAAGCTCGATAACTATACCCGGGCCTTCTTCTCGAAGTTCAAGGGCCGCGTGGGTCCCGCCATGCCCGATCTAGATACGAATGCATCGTGGGCGCAGATCGCTGTGACCGCCAATGCACTCATCAACGAGTTTGTGGCGCAAGGGTGGGTGCAGAAGGGCTTCGACGCGGACGGGACGGCTTTTGCCGATGCGATCCAGGCCGTGACCATGATCCCAGCGGCGACCGAATGGGCCTATGCGCCTTACGAGGTGTTCCGGGATGTCATTACGACCGGCGCTGAGTTCGTCTCGACGGAGAACGCTTACAGCGTCTACGACAGTTCGCAATGGCTTATCCAATACAGCGAGGCCGCGGCCTCGGGCCGGATCGGAGGCGCGGCCTGTGATTGGGCAACATCTCTCAATTCCTTGCAAAATCAGCTTCCGAACTGTGGCCTCGTTAATCTCTACGTTGCCTGGTACGGAAACGACCTCCGTGCGGGATCCTGCATGCTTATGCCGGGCGTCACGCGCACAGAGTTCGACGACATGCCTCACGAATGGGTGTGCAACGGCCTTCACCGGAAGGAAGCGCATTTAGTCTCGACAGTGAATGGCAGCGCGGCTTTCGGGGGCACGCCAGATGACCAGTCGGTAGTAGCGGCGATCAAGGACCTGAAGGCGCGGGGCCTGCAAGTCTGCCTCACGCCGTTCATTCTGATGGATATTCCGGCTGGGAACACGCTGCCCGATCCCTATAGCGGCGGCACTGGGCAGGCGGTGTATCCTTGGCGCGGGCGTCTCACTAAAGATTACAACACAGCGGATATGACCCCGCAGGTGGCAGCAGAGGTTGCCTCGTTCGCTGCCCAATACCGGAATTTCGTTCTGCACTACGCGGATCTTTGCGCATTAGCAGGCGGGGTCGACATATTCTTGTTAGGCACCGAGTTGCGCGGCCTCACCTGGCTTCGCGATAACGAAGCAAGCTACCCGTTCGTTTCTGCGCTCGTCCAGCTTGCCGCGGACGTCAAAGCTATTTTGCCAAACGCCCAGATTTCCTATGCGGCCGATTGGTCCGAATGGTTCGGCCATCAACCGGCGGACGGTTCCAACGACGTGTTCTTTCACCTCGATCCGCTCTGGTCGGACGCTAATATCGCCGCCGTTGCCTTCGACAATTACTGGCCACTTTCGGATTGGCGGGACACAGCGCCGAACATCGATGAGGTAGTGAATTCCGGCGGAACGCTGACCGCCATCACGGATTACGATTACTTGATGGGCAACGTCCGTGGGGGCGAAGGCTACGCCTGGTATTACGCGAGCCAGGCAGATCGGGATTCGCAAACGCGCACGCCGATCGCCGACGGCGCCTATGGTAAGCCGTGGGTTTTCCGCTACAAGGATGTCTGGAGTTGGTGGTCGCACCAGCATTTCAACAGGCCAGGCGGCATCGAAAACCCGTCTCCGACCGCGTGGATACCGCAATCGAAGCCGTTTTGGTTCACGGAGCTTGGCTGCCCTTCGATCGATAAGGCATCGAACGAACCAAACGTTTTCTACGATCCCAAATCGTCGGAAAGTGCGATCCCCCATTTTTCGGACGGCACTTCCGATTACCTCATTCAGCGGCGCCATCTCAACTCCATGTTGCGCTTCTTCAACGCAAGCGATCCCGAATTCACCGAGGACCGCAATCCACAAAGCACCCTCTATGCGGGGCGCATGGCCAATCTTAGCCGCGTGATGATCTACACCTGGGATGCACGGCCCTATCCCTATTTTCCGCTCTACGGCACAGTTTGGAGCGACGGGCCGAACTGGATCTTCGGCCAATGGATAGGCGGCAAGCTCTCATCTTACGCTCTGCCGCAGGAGCTTAATAGTATGGCAGTCGCAACCACTTACGCCCCCTTGAGCCCTTACATCATCGATCCGGCGACGGGCAAGCTCGACAAGCAATACCGCGATTTCTTCCAAGGTATCGAGTTCGTTCAGGGAGCCCCAATTCCGAGCGTGTCCCTCGATCCAACCCCTACCGAGGTGGCGAGCGCGATCAACGCGCTTCTCGCTGTCCTACGCTCCCAGAACAGGCTTGCAACATGAACGCGCGCAAGTTCTTAGTTCGGCGCGGTACGCATGACGATGTAGAGCGCTTTGTCGAGTTGGGCATGCGCTTTTATGCCGAGGAGGGAAATCGCGAGGCCTCCCCCCATCAGCTCGCCCGCTTTGCAATCTCTCACATTTGCAACGAGGACCGCGTTTTCCTCGTCACAGGCGAGCCCGTTGCCGCTCTTCTCTGCGGAGGTATAACCCCCCATTACCTCACGGGCGAGCCAACCGCGTTTAAAACCGCATGGTACGCGATGCCAGAGGCGCGCGGGCTTGGAGCCCATCTTCTCCGCGCTTTTGAGGCCTGGGCTAAGTCTAAGGGCGCGCGCCGCCTCATAGTGGCAGGCCGGCGGGAGCGCACGCTCATCTTGCTCAGCCGCCTTGGCTACACTCCTCTCGAAACGGTTTACTCAAAGGATCTCCCATGGCAGAAGCAGCCCTTCCAATCCTCATAGGCGGAGCGGCCTCCGCTCTCGGAAACTATTTCGGTGCGCAAGCAACAGCGAACGCGGCGCAGCAGTCCGCGGCCCTCCAGCAGCAGCGGTTCAATCAGGCGGTCAGCTACGAGCAGCCCTTTATGCAAAGCGGCCAGAATGCTTTGAACCTTTATAACAATGCTACAGGCGTAAATGGAGCAGCAGCGGAGCAGTCCTACTATAACAATTTCCAGAACGACCCCGGATTTCAAGCCGGCGTGAATTACGGTCTGCAGCAAATCCAAGCGCAGAATGCCGCCCAGGGCATGGGATTATCGGGAAACACGCTCGCCGCACTCCAGAGCTATTCTCAGAATGCCCTTTCGCAAGAATACCAAACGAGGCTGAGCGATCTATTCCAGGGGGCTCAGCTTGGCGCGAACTCTGCCAATGCGCTGTCTGCCGCCAGCACGTCGAGTGGAACCGCGCAGGGAAACTTCAACGTGGCAGCTGGCCAATCTCAGGGCTCCGGACTCTCCGGTTTGGGGGTCGGCATTTCCGGCGCTACGAACAACTATGCAAATTACTACTACGGCACACAAAAGAGCTCTTGAAATGACACCCTATTCATCAGCACCAGCTATCCCGCCGCGCAACGCATTGATTGTCGCGGTTCCGCAGCCTGCTCCAGCCTACAGGCCAGCGCCAAGCGCGCCGTCGAACCTTCCGTCGTTGCTCGCGAGCACAATCGGCCACGCCGCCTTGCTTTCGGACACGCCCTCAAAATGGGCTTCGACAATCGCTATGCTGAGGCAAAACGGCGTCGATCCCGAAGGATATGAGGATTTTGAAAAGGGACGCCCTGCGGCCATGGCGGCCGCGGGTACTCAGACAACCCAAGGGGAAACCGAATAGCGCATCGCGGATGGTGACATCGCGCTTCTGTTCCGTCAGGGTGGCTGCCGGCGGCGGCGAAAAGCGCTGCCGGCGAGCCAACCCTAAGCGAGACGCCA